GCTCAGATGCGTGATAAATTCTCTTCCTCGTTTCCTATTGCTAGGTTAGAGGATCGGAGTATGCCCACCAGGGGTGACAATCCCTGGAGGCAGGCCCCAGCCAGAAAATCAGAATAAGACTCAGGAACGAGAACTGAGCCCCCAACAGGGGAGAGTGCATGCTAGCTTAGGGCATTGCAACATACCTTACCACATGGTAAGCCACTACCTTGCCATCATGGCAGGCAGCGGATGCAATGTAGACCTAAGCATCGCATTCTCTCCCGAGAGGAGGTCACAGCTCTCGCCCTGAGGACTGTCGAGGACCACTTGGCTAGGATGATCCCCGCTCGTCCGAGTCCAAACTCCTCCCCGGTCCATCCCCGGATAGAAGAACTCTTCCCGGACGGTGTTCTTATTTCTGATTCCCAGGTCTTCCGGCCTGGGTCAGCTTCACATACGTACTCGCCCACCACGACAGAGACATCGGATTGGATTCTGCCCTATCGATTCGGCAGTAATCCGGTTTCCGAAGCTCTACCGAGGCAAGTTCGTGCGTATATTTAAGCAAGGACTCGAATGCACGATCGACGTCGATCACAGTCCCTTTCCGAGGGATGACCGGAGGTGAAAGGCGTTTAACCGCCAACATCATTCTCCGATCAACCATAAGAAAGAGACCTTCTAGTTGATCTCTCAACCAGACGTGATCAATGTCTAAAGGCATTCGGCCTGCTGACGCGAGAGGATGGGTAAATTGAGTGAATCGGGTTCCGGGGATCCGCTCGATTCTGCCAGTCATCCGCCCAGGCTTATATGCCATAGACTGAATGACGGCAAGAATCTCTCGGATATCCTCCAGTAACTCGAACCGCCCAATCGCCACCATCCCGAGCCACTGACTCCAGGTTCGGAAAGAGATCCCACTTACCTCAGGACGGGCCAGGAAAAGAAGGACCTGACGAGCTAACGAGCTTTGGGAACTCATTAGCTTCATCAGACCACCTCTCACCCGGTAACCGCGACCAAGGTAAGCAAGGACTCGGGCTGGAGTTACGGGTACTTCGAATTTATACAAGAGTTGGAGTAGGGCGTCTAACGACCCCATCGCTGCTCCTGCCTCCTTGAGAGGCAGTGGAGAGCAGTCTTGGAGCCGACAGACGTACCTCTTCGCAAACTCAAACGAGCCATTACATGACTCGAGAGACTTTGCGAAAGAGATACCTACCCCAAGTTCTCGCATAATATCCAGGTACTTGGGAGCGACTTCACGATTCCAAATAATGATGTCGTCCCCAAGGACCCGGTACTCCGTAAACCAGCCCACCCAACCGGCTCTCTTAGCAGAAGCTTGCACCAGAAAATGGTGAGTCAGAGCTAGCATAGCCCAAGACGAGTAAGCGCCCATTGGCTGCCCGACGGCGTAACGAACCACGCCGCCTGGAACCAAGGAGCGATACCGCTTAGGTAACGCATAGTCCCGATCCACCAGGAGACGAGCCCACACGTCTCCTAAGCCTGGTTTCGCCCCTGATAGAAGGTGAGATTGCAACCAAACTGGCAGTCGATCAGTTGCAGCCGATAGATCGAAAGATGCGACAAACCTGTCGCTCTTCTTTCCAATCGCCTCAATGGCCTCTCGAACCGCTGCAGTCTGGTCAAAAGTCCCATCCTCCCGAATTTCCTTCAGGAGTTGGAACAAGGCCGTGTGCAACGGTTTGAGAGTACACTGAGTCCACCAATCTACCATGGCGAAAACCCGCTTCTTCCCTGGCTCCTCCTTCACTCCCAGTTTCCCGAGAGGGACGGAGAAGCTCACCTTGCGAGAAACCTTCGACGCCCACCAGTCCAAATAAAGGTGCGTCCAATCCGTGAACTTCGGCCACAACAAGTTCTGGAAAACTTGGATTGCGGTCGCAAGCTCAGGATAAGCCGTAGAAAGTTGGTAAGCCTGGAGGACCAGAACGGAGGTCGTCGTTTGACGATATACC